AATTAAAAAAGGTCAACTCCAAACTGCTGCTCAAATACTAGACAGCCTAGGCAAAGTAATAGGTGAATCCGTAGAAACCGTCAATATCCAGGCCCCAGAACTCTCTATAAAGGTAGAATCAAAAAATTAGTCAGAATATATTTAAGTCCCCAGGGGTGGGGTAAATTTCAAAAAAATCTGGAACCATGCCCCATATGGCCTCAAAACGGCCTGTATGACTCTGTAATAGGCTTGAAATAAGATCTAGGTATGTTTATATCTTCAAAAAAAGTGCCTCTTAGAATCGCTCGTTGAAATATTTGTTAATAAACTTGATTTTAATATCATTCTGATATAATATATCAATATGGTATATTATCAAAATTGGCACATAGTGTTTTTAAAAAATTCCTTATGTGCAAAATATGATTTTATCCCTTTTGCCCTTTTCGCTTTAACTGTATCTAGCTTATTTCGATAACTACGTATCATTTAGAGAATAGATAAGGAAAGGACAAAAAAAAGTAACTAGAAAATTTAACCCTTCCTATGGAACTTGCCGAACTTCAAAAGCGTCAAAGTTTTTTAAACATTGATCTTATGAATAATTACATGATGGCTTTTGATATTGCACTATCAAAAGAATTTATCAATAAAAAATATTTTATTGATAACATGATGTTTCTTGAAGCTACTAACAGTAATGACCCGAAACATCCGAATACTTTATTATTTAAAGATTCTATAACTAGGGAATCATTCAGGATTAATTATTGATTATGACTTTATCAAAAGATCAAAAAGCTATTTTAAAAGCTATAGATAGGATACCTTCATTCGTAATAAATGAAGGTGATATTGAATTAATCACTTTATCAAGATTTGTTGATTCTGATCCAGAGAATGCAACTAGAAAATTTCTAGTTATCAAAGTTGCTTGGGATTAATTCGATGATAGGTAACACTTGTATTTTTCCAGAGTACGAAAAAATTTTGATATCTAAAAATATTAGATATGAGAAATGTTTTTCTAAGTCTGGGAAACTTTGGCTTAAGGTTAACCCTTTTGACGAATCAAACCACTTTAAATTTTTTCATTCAATACCGACTTTTGTTAAGTTGGTATTAGATGATTAAATTAGTCCTGGAGTAACTTTGTTACTCCTTTTTATTCCTTCCAATTATGAGATTCCAATTATTTTTTTATTTCATCGGTTTTTTAATTTTGATCTTTACTGGTCAATTTGCTCAAGACTTAAAAAGTGATAGAGCATATCAAACCAATATTTATGCAAGATGTATTGAAATACAAACTGCACTAAATGAGGACTTATCAAGATGTTAGTCAATCCAGATTATCATTTGCATCAGGAACTATTTAAGTTATGGAAAATAATTCATAACTTAAGAGATTCCTTAAAAGATGCTAACGCTACGATTAAAAAACTAGAAAAAAAACTTAAGGAGAAAAAACAATGTCACTAAATGTTTTATTAATTGCTAACGAGTGCGGAGACTACGGACACATAGCCGCAACAATTCCACAAAAAAAACTTATTGATTTTGTAGAAGATAAAGGTTATGAAGCCGTAGAGTTTCAAAACGATGATTACGACAGTAGCGATACTGTCGAGTCATTAAAAGAAGAATGTGGTTACTACACATTAAAAACACTTCCTGAAGCTGAGGATACAATCGGATACGGCAGTTATTAAAAATAAATTTCCCAGATTTTCAAAATTTGGGAAATATTTTTTTTTCAAAAAAAAATTTTTTCAAAAAAAAAAAAAATTTAAAAAAATAAAAAGAGTTAATTAATAAACTGAATGCAAAAATATGAATGAATGAATGTTAATATGAATGATTTAAATATATACAATAAGTGATATAATAAAAAGGAAATCTTACAAATTAATTTCAAATGAAATTACTTACAAAAGCAATTTTAAAAAAACTTCCAAATATTGGAGAAAATGAAAAAAACAACAAAGAACACATAGCACACGTTAAGCTATTCGGTGGTAGTTGTTGGAGTTGGTTTATTAGTGAATTTAACCCAGATACCAAAGAATGTTTTGGATATGTTGAGGGATTAGAAAATGAATTAGGTTTCTTTTCATTAACTGAACTTGAGTCTTTAAAGTTCCCTCCTTTTGATTTACCAGTTGAAAGGGATATTTGTTTTGAAAGTACACCAATTAAGGAGTTAATGAACAAATGAACTTTAATAATAATCAAGTAAAAATAATTGAGAATCTTATCGATGATAGGATTTTCTTTTTGCGTGAAAATATTGGCTATTGTAAAAACTACCTTCCAGAATGCCGAACTAGTCACGAATTAGAAGAGAATCAAAAAGCAATTTCAAAATCAACTAAGGAGTTACACTCTTTAATTGAGTTCAAATCTTACATTTTAAAAAATTTAGAGGTTATTTCAAAATGAATTTAATAGATAAAGAGCGAACTATTCCTTTAAATAGATATTTAGAGGATGGCTTTAAAAGTCGAAGTGAATATATAAACTCTTTAAAATCTGAATATGGAGCATTACAAGTTAATGCTCTATTATCAGTTTTACCACCGAGTGAAGACTTCGATGGATTAATTACAGAATTAGAAGATAATAATTTATTTTTTTAATACTTTCATTTAGGGATGTTTTAAACATCCTTAAATAAAAGTATTTTTTCAAATACTTTTTTTTAACCTTCCAATTTTAAAAAAATCATGAATGATTTATTAAAAATGTCAAAAGAAAATAAGAAGTTGAAAAAAACTCTTATTTTTGATTTACCAGCAGGTAAAAGTTGCCCAATGGCTAATGAATGCAAGTCTTATGTCGTTATGAATGCAAACGGCAAGACTTCAATTAAAGATGGCGAAAATAATATTTTTCGATGTTTCGCTGCTAGTCAAGAGGCTCAATATCCAAACGTATATAAAGCTAGAAAATATAATTTTGATTTAATTTTAAAAACTTTAAATAGTGAGAATGGATTCTATAAAACATATGAATTAATTAATAGATCTATTCAAAAACATAAAACTAGAAATATTAATAAGGTTAGGATTCATTCAAGTGGAGATTTCTTTAATGGCGAATATTTAAGAGCATGGTTTGCAGTAGCTCGACTTAATCCATTAATGCAATTTTATTGTTATTCCAAAAGTTTACATTTATTTGGTACTAATGTATCTATACCAGATAATTTTTTCTTAACGGCTTCCTTCGGTGGCAAGCGTGATGATTTAATACATAAGGGATATTTTAAAAGATGGGCAATTGTTGTTAATTCAGAGGCCGAGGCAATAAAAAAAGGTATTGAACATATTGGTAAACCTTATGAAATAGATAAAGACGACTCACATTGTTTTAAAAAAGATCCTTTTGCATTATTGATACATGGGACTCAAAAAAAGGGATATTTTAAAAATTTAAAAAAATAATTATTTAAGTTTTAGAAAGTAAAAAAGCAAAAATTGAAATAAAAAATCAAAATTTGTTTTTTTTACTTTTTGGCTTGAATGGGTTGAATGAATTAATGATTGAATCTCATTTAAAGAAAATTCTGAATGATCATGAATGAATTGCTTAACTCTTGCCATGAATGTATGTACATAAACTAATATTATGATATCATACTTATATAAATCTTACATAAACAAAAAATTATGCATCAACATAAAATAAAAATCAATTTTAGAATTGATGAATTACTTGAAGAGCATCAACTAGTAGTAGTTAGATTAGTGAATCATATAGCAAGCTCTGGAGATAAATATAAAGATAATGTCATTAAAAGATTAGATGATATTACATTAGAAAATTGTTTAACTTTTTTTGAGGATAGAAATTAATGGCTAATATTCACGAAGATCACGAATCATGTAAAGAAAGAATAAAAGAATTTATAAGAAAAGGTTTAGATAAAACTGAAGTTATAAGAGAGGTTAAAAAAGAATTTTTAAATGTTAATAATGACACTTTTTATAGATGGTATGAATCAGTTATTAGAGATCAGGATATAAAACAATGGGAAGAAGATAATAAAATTCAAATAGAAGATAAACTTAATGATAGAAGGGATTTAAAAGAATTAATATATCAAAGAAATAAGAAAAAATATGTAGATAATAAAGATCCAGAAGATGTAGCAAAAGCTGAAAAAATATTATTAACTCACTTTTTGGATAAGATCCAATAATTAACTGGCATTAATTAATTAAGTAAGTCCAGTACTTCCAAAAACGAAAATTCGGTAACGAAAATGAATTACAAATCAAAAAAAGATTTAGAAATTGCAAGTATCAATCTTAAAGAAGATTTTGATATGGTTATTTCTTTTATAAGAACTACTAAAGATTTAGAAGTAGTTAGTAAAGCAATTACAAAGGCTTTCCAATGTGTACCAAGTGCATCAAAATTGCCTTCAGTTTCAAACGAAGCTGAAGAAAATCAAAAAGCTGCAATGAAAAAATTTGAAGATTTTTTAGGAGAATTACAATGAAAAAAGAAAAACTCAAATACTATCGTATTACTGCAAATTCAATGACTAGGTATGAACTTTATATACAAGTACCTGAATCTATAACTGAAGATGATGTATGGCAACAACGTGGAGGTGAAATATTAGATGGTGCTAGATTTGAATCTATGGATAATGGATGGGGTGGTTGTGGAGACTGGGAATATGAATATGTTGATGAAGTAAGTGAAGATGAAGCTAAGGAAAAAGGATTTGATGAGTGGGAAGCGGAGGATTTTAAAAATGATTAAAAAAATTCAAGTCACTTTACTGGTAGAGGTAGATACTGAAGATGAATTTATTTGTCCTTCTGGAGATCCATTACTTGAAAATTGCGTAGTAAATGTTGTTGAAGATAGATTTTTTACTGATCCAGTAAAAATATTAGAAGTAAAGGAGTATGAAAATGATTGAAAACCCATTACCAGAACAAGTCATGCAAGAAATGGATAGAGTTCATTTAGCTTGGGAATTTGAGGAATTATGCAAAGATCATGCTCATAAGTTAGCTACAGATAACTTTGTATATGAAGAATTAATTGGAGATTTTCAAGAATGGTTTTTTCTTTATTGCATAGATCATTCTGAAGATGAATATGTTACATCATTACCTGATAATAAGGATTTAATAGATGAGTGGTGGGAGGAAATAGGTGATCATTATGATGAATATAATGATCCTTATGACATAGATCCTACACCTAGTGCAGATTCTCCTTATTCTGATTCAGAGTATATAGTTACTGCTGAAGAAAGAAATAGAATTGCATTTGAACAAAAGTTAAGGGATAAAGGATAATGAACGAATTTATACCAATAACACGTTATACAAGATGTAAAAGATACTCAGGTGCAGTAATAAAATGCCCTGAGTGTCATACATTAGAAAGAACTGGACATCTTGCCTGGAGTGTGAAAAGATGCCCAGTTTGTGAAAAGGATATAAACAAATTTGAATGGTTAATAGAAAAAGGAAATCATTCTAAACTTTAATTATCTTTAGTTTTAGATAAAAAATCACTAATAGCTTCCCTAATTAAAAAACCTATTGAAAGACCAGCTTTTGATAGGTCTTTTAATTGTTGGTAATCATCTTCGTCTACGGAGACACTAATTCTTTT